CACCCACTCCAACTCCAACACCGTCACCCACTCCAACTCCAACACCGTCACCCACTCCAACTCCAACACCGTCACCCACTCCAACTCCAACGCCGTCACCCACTCCAACTCCAACTCCAACACCGTCACCTACCCCAACTCCAACTCCAACACCGTCACCTACCCCAACTCCAACTCCAACTCCAACTCCAACTCCAACACCGTCACCCACTCCAGTACATAAACCCAGAATAAAACAGGAAGATGATAATGTTATGTCAACTCCGATGTACGACACCGAAGACCCATCATTAAAAGGTCCTTATTATGTTCCTTGGAAAAAAACAACGATGGAGTTATACAACAAGTTAAAAAAAGATGAAGATGATTCTATTTACGCAGATACCCGATACAAGTCCCGTGCTGGGTACATTGAAGGCAGTACCATTGGAAATGTTCCACTAAAAGACGAAACTGATGACACTAAAAATAAATCAGATACAAATGACACTAAAAATAAAACTGACTAAAAATATAATTTAGTTGACAATTATATATTTATCTGCGATATTTTAACGGATGATTAATATTCTAAGTCCCTTGTTGATAAGTTATAGTGTGTTTACATTAGTATCGATGGTGTTTGTATATATAATATATAATTTATATAGAAAAAATACAATATACGAAAATTGGACTGTACAATTATACGAAAAACTCACCAAACTCCAGTCTGACATTAAGCAAATAGACGATAAGCAAATATTTGAGTCTGATGACGAAGTAGGGGCGGTGTTCACAGAGTTGGCTGAAACTATACAAGAATTTGATCATGATATAAAACCAAATAAAAAGGAATCGTGAAGTGGATACAACAGGTAACAAACCAAAAAAACGAAGAAAAAAATCTAAAATATATTTCGGAAAAGATGCCGAAAATGCAATTATTAAATATAATTTAACTGAATGCGAAGTTGAACGAAATAAAATTTACAACGAGGGTATCTCGTACCCATTTGATAAACTTGCAGAAAATATATTAAATACATTTAAATTCTCATATTTTCAGTGCAGTCATCTTGAAGTTCAACAAGAGGTAGTCAGTAATCTCGTCAGCAATATTCACAAATACAAACCTGATAACGGAAAGGCCTTTTCATATTTTAGTATAATTGCTAAAAACTTCTTAATATTGTATAATAATGGAAATTATCGAAAATTTAAAAAGCACGTAAGTGTTGATGACGATGAATCCACGAATGTTGATCTAGAATTAAGTTCTATACCAACAAACCCAACCAGTAAAAAAGAACTATCTGAATTTTTTGGACTAATGATAGAATACTGGGATGTAAACATTAAAAAGGTTTTTAAAAAACAAAACGAATTATCAATAGCATATGCGGTTCTTGAGATATTTAGAAACTCAGACAGAATTGAGAATTTTAATAAAAAAGCATTGTATCTTTATATTAGAGAAATGACAAACTGCAAAACTCAGAATATTACAAAAGTTGTTAATAAAATGAAGGATATGCAAAAACGAATTCAGATAGAATACAAAGAAACTGGTAATGTAAAAACTGATTATTAGTAAATAATATAAAAAATATGTATATTCATATTTATATTTATGGATACTGATAAAGAAATTTTTGATGGAAAAACATTTTCATCTCTTGCTAAAGACATTTACTTTAACTCAACTCGCAAGTCTGCTCAAATTGATCAATTGATTAAAGATTTGCGGACAATGGTAAAGGATGCGGGAAGTGCCACTGTAATTGCTCCCATGATTAAAGACTATATTGATGTATCTGTTAAAAACGATGATCAACTTATAAAGTTGTCGGCTGTTTTACAAAGGTTTTTAAGCGGTTCATCATCTTCTGAGGATGGGGGTGGAAGTGGTGGTGGTGGATTAACCGACACCGAAAAAGAGCAATTACTACAAAGTGTTAAAAAAGAAGTAGAAGAAATAAGCAAAACTGATGATACAATAGAAAAAGACTTTAAGAAGATCAAGAACGACTCGGATTCCGTATAATGGCACACACACAAGTACAACTTAAATCAAAAACACAAAATCTTGACAAAAAGCAATTATCAACTGTACGAGGAAATGAGTTATCAGGATCAGATTCCTCGTTTTTTTATGAACTAGAGGCTGCGATAGTAATAGATGTAATTCGTGATGAAACCCATCCGGTATTTTCTTCTTCAAATCCAGAAGTACCAACGGTAGAACGATCAACTTGGCCTGATACATATAACGATCCCAATATCCGTGATTATTCTTGGATTGGAAGAGTTAGAGTGAGATTGGTAAATAGTCAACAAACAACACCGGTGGATAAACTTGATTGGGTTACTCCACTAGAAACGGGTATATTTGAATACCCACTTGTAAATGAAATTGTTGTGGTTTCAATGTATATGGGAAGGCAATATTATACACGTAGATTGAACTCAAGAAATTTTGTTAATAATTGTGCAGACTTTTCACATGAACATAGATATGGGGGACCTGGTGGAATAAACGCAACCAAAAGTCCTGGATCACTGGACGGAGCTAGAAATAAATCAGACCTATGGCCTGCAACAAACAGATATGCTGATCCTGCCGGTAAGAGTTATCTAGGAAAGTATTTCAAAGCAAATAATAAAATAAGACCACTGCGACATTATGAAGGAGACACGATAATTCAGAGCAGATTTGGGAGTAGTGTTAGATTTGGGTGTTATGAAAATAACCCATCAGTAGATGTAGGAACGCAAAATGGATACGGAGAATCATATGCCGACAATTTAGGAAACCCAATGATTTTAATTAGAAATCGTCAGAAGGTTACAAAAAAAGATGAAAAGTGGTTTCAATATAATATACTTGAAGATGTAAACGAAGATGGTAGTTCAATACAAATCACATCAGGAAGAACTGTATCCAAGTTCGTACCTACATTAACTCATAAATATGACAACGTTCCATACAAAAGACGTGGGTGTGTACATAAGACATACAACGGTATGGACGGAATCTCAAATAGTAACATAGGAAAACGGAAAGACATAATCGACACAAGTTTTAGAAACTAAAATGAAAACCAAAGATTCAAATTGCAAGGCGTGTGAAGAAAAAAACTCAAATGCCTTACCCAAGTCACAAATAGCATCCTTTGCATCTAATAATAATATGACAGGTGCACTATCCTCGTCATTTGGAACTGCGGTTGATGGAGGAACTGCGGGAAAGTTGGGTTCTCATTTTGGGGGAAAATCTGCTAATACTTTAATGAAATTCATAGAGACTCCTGGAAGTAACAAGCAGAAACGAAATATGTCTACTGACCAAAAATCAAAACACCTAATAAACTCGGTGGGTTTGGGTAACTTTGGATTAAACTCAACACTTGAGAAGGGGATAATAAATTCAGTTGGATCGGCACGGAATGACTCATCCTCTTTTTTAAAGGGAAGTGAAACTGGAAATTCTTTAATGGCTGCATCTGCACTTGGAATTGATGTTCCTGGGGGAGATATGCTAGGTATCGGTCCCAATGACACACCAATGTTTAAGTTATTTAAACTTGCGGGGTTTGGTTTAAAATTATTGTGTGCCGGGTTAAAGGGAAAACAACGAGGGGGTTCGGGTGGGTACAACTCTGACACAGAACAGGCACTTGGTTTGATATTATCAATAGGAATAAATTTAGATTTACTTGCAAGACTTAAATCAATATTTGATAAACTTTTAAATCTGAAACCAAATTTCTCCGGATTCGGAATACAAGATTTAAACATTGCAAATAGTTTGTTTAATTTATGTGACTGGGTAGAGAACATGGAATATGGGTCAGATACAATTGACTCGTTGAGAAAAACATTTTCAAACACACTGACAAACAAGGGACTAACGAGTGCAGTTGGAAATAAACTCATATCAGATGGAACGTACGACACATATGCATCAAATGATTTTGGATTTGATCAGCAATTTAAATCAATTGCAGGTGATATAGATATGCTAAAGTGTGATGCTTGCAATTTAGGAAAAACCGACATAACACTATCACAGGGAAATAAAGATTTAGTAAATCTTGAATTTGACACAAGAACTGGATTAAACCGAGAAAAGGGATACGACATAGTTCCTACCGAAGAATTAGGCAAACAACAAACACCACCAACCGCACAACCAAATGTAACTAATATTGCTGAGTCTGCTAATGTAACTAATATTGCTGAGTCTGCTAATGTAACTAATATTGCTGAGTCTGCTAATGTAACTAATATTGCTGAGTCTGCTAATGTAACTAATATTGCTGAGTCTGCTAATGTAACTAATATTGCTGAGTCTGCTAATGTAACTAATATTGCCGAGTCTGCTAATGTAACTAATATTGCTGAGTCTGCTAATGTAACTAATAGTGTAAACGGGATTCAGTTTAAATCAGAAAATTCTTCAGTTGAGTATGTAAGTGACAACTCAACCAACTTGGATGAACCCAACTACACAGATTCTCAATATGAAACAGATGTGCAGGAAATCAAGAAACAAATAAATGTTGAAGATTTAAAATATTCACAGAAATCAATTTCTACCCAAGTTGCTGAATCAAATGATAAATTAATAAAACAGGAGAACACACAAACCACCATACCCAATAAACCCAAAAGTGTAAAAGAGCAACTTGGAATAAAATCGCAGAAACAAGATAAGCAAATCGAATTCAGTTCATCCGATACAGATACACTTACAAAATCACCGATTCCCACCGACAATAAAAAGATTAAAGCAAAAACTAAAGATGACCTTGAAGATGAAATAAAAAAAGATGCAATCAGTTCGCACCAAATAGAAGAGAAAGGCTCGTCTGGTATAACGTATGAATCAGACAACAAGAGTGTGGTTTACGATACATACACAGATGACAACGGAGATATAAAAGAAGATACATACGAAAAGACCGGAGACGAATCATACAAAAAAACAAAATCTACAACAAAACAAAAGAAACCAGCAGGTGGACCTCCAGCAGAACAGGATGCAGACGAAGTAACTTCATTCCACACAGGAGAAACAATTAAACGTGAAGAACTAAAGGGTACCGTTCTTGAAGACGCAGACATGAACGCAGTTGGGTTACTACATCCAAATGATTTGAAAAACTTAAAGAACAACGAAGAAGTGCAAAAAACACTAGCAGATGCTGAAAAAGTATACGATAAAACATTTGCAAAGGAAATTGAAAAAACAGAAAATCTGGTCTTGTCAGAGCAAACCGATGGCATAATTTTTGGAGCACAACTTCCAACCTTAAACGGCAATCAAATAGTAATAAATTCAGAACGAATACTTATATCAGCTAAAACACAAGAGTGTGGAATTTTTTCAAAAAGAAAATTCTTCGTTTCAACTGATGATGAAATTACAATGAACGCAAAACAAAGAATTGTTTTAAAAACCGATATGCACACATCAATAGAATCACCCACAATTCATCTGGGTGTGTATACAACCAGAAACCACCCATCTTTAAAAGGAGATTGTACCGTGTGGTGGTTGCAGGATTTATGTGACTGGTTATCAGGACACACTCACAGTGACCCGTGGGTAACAACAGGAACACCAACTCAACAGGGTTCTTTGGCAGCTTTAAGAGCAAGAGCTCCAACATTATTGAGTGAACGAATATTTATATCTGGATAGAAAGGTTATACAATGAAAAAAAATGAATTAATAAAACTAATAAGAGGTGCAGTTAGGGCTGAATTAAACGAGTCTTTGCCAAAAATGCTATCTGAACTGATAAAGACAGAAACTATACCAAGTATGGTAGATGATCCAGTTGAGATTACAAAACAAATACTTGAAAATGTTCCATCTAAAAAAACACCCACAAAGAGGTATAGTAATAACGAGGCACTAAACAAAGTACTAAACGAAACTGTGGGGGGGATTCCGGTAGAAGGAACTCGGGTAGGAAACCATCAAAACTTTACCGACACAAGTGGAAATGATGTCGATATAGATGCGTTACCTGATCATGTATCAAACGCACTAACTAGAAATTATTCTGATGTAGTAAAACTTGTAGATCAGAAGCGAGGAAACCTTAAATGAATAAAGACATCCCACTTGGTATCAAAATACCGTATTCACGTGGTAAAGCAGGTTTTTTTGAACAAACATATTCTGACATAGAGCGTGCACATACGAACTTAAAAATGCTTTTAATGACGGCAAAGGGAGAACGACCCATGATGCCAACATATGGAAGTGATTTAAGAAGTTTGTTATTTAATCCAGCAGAAGAGGATTATGATGAACTTCTTAGGGAGGCGGTGAGAGATGCAACCGAAAAGTGGATGCCAGAGGTGATTATACTTGGTGTTGATATAACAAGAGACACATCATCAGCACCCAATTCAGCAACAATACAAATTACATTTTCGTTAAGTTCAATTCCTGATTCATACGAAAAATTAGAAATAGAGGTTTCATAAAATGGCCAACGACACATATCAACAAGCATCTGCAAGTAAAAAAGACATTAATTATACGGGTAAAGATTTCAATTCGTTTAGAAAAAATCTGATTGAATATTCAAAATCTTATTTTTCATCTACATATCGTGACTTTAGTGAGAACTCTACGGGAATGATGTTCATAGAACTTGCCAGTTATGTAGGTGATGTGTTGTCTTACTATATAGACCATCAATTTAAAGAGGGATTTCTACAATACTCATCGGAAAGAAAGAATATAATAAGTTTAGCAAATTACCTTGGATACAAAATAAGAACATCTGTATCTGCTACAACTGAGTTAGAAGTTTTTCAACTTGTTCCTTCAAAGGTAGGTTTAAATGGAAAAATGGAACCAGACTTAAAATATGCACTTAATATCCAAGAGGGCATGGAAGTTGCATCTTCTGACGGAAACTCACCACCATTTAGAACACTTTCGCAGATAAATTTTAATGAAGACAAAAAAGAGTCTCCACGTGAAGTTAGTGTATATGAACGTGATTCAATCGGTCAACCCACATTCTACATTCTTAAAAAAAGATGTCTAGCAAGTGCCGGAACTTTAAAATCAAAAACAGTTAGAGTCGGAGAACCAACTGAATTTTTTGAAATTACACTTGCCGATCAAAATGTAATTGAAATACTTTCAGTAGAGGACTCATCTGGAAATCCGTACTATGAAGTTCCGTATCTTGCTCAAGATACAATACCGATAGAAGAATCAAACGATTATCAAAACAACCCAGTGTATTCAAAATATGCTGATTCTGTTCCCTATATATTGAAGTTCATAAAGTCATCCAGAAGATTTACTACTATAGTAAATCCGGACAACACCACTACATTAGAATTCGGTGCAGGAAGTGATAAATTTGATGATGAAATCATTATACCAAATCTTGATAACTTAGGAAAAACCATGAACTCTGCTAAGAGCTTGGAAACTAGTATTGACCCAAGTAACTTTTTAAAATCAAATAGTTATGGAAGTTCTCCTTCTAACACCACACTTCTTGTAAAATATTATGTGGGTGGAGGAGTTTCGTCAAATGTTTCGGCAAACACACTTAATACTATTCAAAGCATAAAATTTCAAGAAACAACCGACTACGTAGATCAATCAGAACAAGCATCAATTGATACGGTTAAATCAAGCATACAAGTAAATAACCCACTTCCTGCCACGGGAGGAAAATCTGCTGAAACTGATGAAGAAATAAGACAAAACGGACTTGCATCATTCTCATCACAACATCGTGCAGTTACACGTGATGACTATGTAATACGAACATTGTCTATGCCACCTAAGTTTGGGAGTATAGCAAAGGCATATGTATCCAAAGACGGAATTCTTGATACTCGTTCACAGACCAATATTTTTAAGGACGCTTTCACGGACGAAGCAAAAACAACACCAAACGGAATGAACATTGTTTATGGTGAACTTAACAACCCACTTGCTATCAATCTTTATGTATTGTCTTATGACAAAAACAACCACTTAATAAGACCAAATGAATTGATATTAAAAAACTTAAAAACTTATTTAGGTAAATACAGAATACTGACAGATGGAATCAATATCACAAATGCATTTGTGATAAACTTTGGAATAAACTTTGAAATCTCAGTATTTGAAAACTTTAATAAAAAGGAAGTTTTAATTGCCTGTATCAGTGAACTTACCGATATGTACACAACTGATAAAATTTCAATCATGCAACCAATTGAAATCGGAGAAATAGAACTCAAACTAACAAAGGTATCTGGAGTTCGGTCTGTGGTTGATGTTGAAATAGTAAATTTAACAACTGAGAATGGAAACTATTCTGAAAACGAATACGATATAAAGGCAGCTACAACAGGAAAAACAATATACCCATCAATGGACCCTTCTATATTTGAAATAAAGTTCCCAAATAAAGACATAATAGGGAGGATAGTATAATGATTAAATTTATATACCCAACACAATCCTGCACATTATATAGTAATTATGATGTATTAAACACGGGTGCTGACGAGATACTGGAAGTTGCTTCTGACTTTACACCAACTAACGGTCCTATGACAACCCGTGCTCTTTTATTATTTTCTAACGAAGACATTTTGTCAGACTTCAAAACAACAAACAGATATATATTAAACTTAAAGATAGTACAAAGTGTAGAGTTAGAGTCTCAAGTAGAACTTGAAGCATATCCGGTTTCAGAAAAGTGGGATGCAGGAAAAGGTAGATTTTCTGATACAGAGTTATTATATCCTGGAGCATCTTGGTTATATAAAAATAAAAATAAAGATACATGGACTACAACCACACCCGTTGAATATGAAGCAGGTGGAGGTTCTTGGTATGCTAAATTTTATGACAATGAACTGGATGAAGAATCTACATTAGATTTTAGATTCAAGTTCGAAACAATGACTTCAGATGTAAAAATTGATATAACCCAACTTGTTTCTTTTTGGAATATGTCTGCTATTGAGAATAACGGAATTATTTTAAAATTCAAAGATGATATATCAAAAAGATGCGGTAATGTAAAGTTTTTCTCAACAAACACAAATACAATATACCGACCGTATATTGAAGTTGGTGAATATGACTATACATTTGAACCATATATTATTACATCTGCCACAAAAAATATAGAACTTTCATCGGGATCATTAGACTCGGGATCATTAGACTCGGGATCATTAGACTCGGGATCATTAGACTCGGGATCATTAGACTCGGGATCATTAGAAGAATCTATTACTTACAACACCGAACAAACCAAACAACTTGAAAGTGGTGTGTTGGAGTTAACAAATAAAGACCTGCAAATTTTTATAGAAAACACAAAAGAATCATACTCAAAAGACGAAGTTGAAAAACTGATGGTCGGTGTGAGAGAATCAAACCCTAAGAAAAAATTCTCGAATAGAATACGATACACGGGTCGTAATATTACCTCACTTGATATGTTCTTTTCTGTATTGGACGCTGAAACAGAAGAAATTGTTATAGACTTTTCTGAGTTTACAAAAATATCATGTGATACAAGTGGTCACTATTTTAATTTTGATTTTGGATGTTTATCTAGGGGTCGACTTTATAAATTTATTTTAAAATTAGAATACGAGGGTATTAGAAAAAAATACGATAACAAACTATCATTTATGATAACAAACTAAGATGAACCAACAAAACAACATTCCGGAATATTTAGATAATAAAAACTTTGATCAAACTGAGTTAAGTAATTTACTCACGGGTGTACCCGCAACTGAAAATGTTGATGAAAATGGTAATCAACTAGTTGACATGAACACCGAAGATTTAAGTAACAATATTTCTGTGGTTAAACAAAATATCACAGAATTCTCTAACAATAAAATTGAGCAAAACTACGACACATCATTCAGTGAACTTATAAATGAATCAGATTCTAACAACAATCTTATGATAGAAGATGACATAAAACAACTGAGTGAGGATCAATTAAAACGTGAAGGTGTGTTAGAAAACCAACTAGATGAATTATCAAAAGTATTAGAACGAGAATCGCAACGCAATATTAAAATACAAGAGGACGCGGAAACTAACTATAAAGCAATGAAATCCGTTATAGTTGAGCAGAGAATCAAAAATGGTGAGGGTGTAGATGAAACTGATTTTTCGGATGCGTTTCCATTTTTACCCAAAAGTGATACTGCTTCTGAAAATAAAACTTCATTCAACCCATCACCGTATGCGGTTGAACCCACATAATAAATAACTTAAATTGGTTATGACTGACATTTTACAACATACATACGCATCTAAGTTTGACATTGATACCAATGTTATTAGGTCTAGTAGTCTAGAACCCACAGACTTCAATAAAATAAAAGAAAGAGAAGTCTCGGGAGACTTATTCGGTGTAAACTCAAAAGATGTGATAGAGTTTTCGGCATTTACACAAAACAACGAACTAGTTGGATGGAAGACCATACAACAGACTCCAAATTACTCAACACGTGCCGTCTCATATTTAAATTCAGACGGAGTCCTTGAAAGAAAAAACATATCTTATTTAAAATCGTTATATCCAAAAACAAGTGATGGTAATATATTAGTTTCACCAAAGTATGAGTTAAGTCAACTCGGAATTAGGCAAGGTGAGTACAAAGTAAGAATTTCATATAGAAACGATATAGTAGGTTCGTTCGAGAACCCATACAAACTACAGATAAAAGAAATATCTGGATCAAGAACGGAAATAAAAGCAGTAACTCAGTCTTTTAAAAATTCAAGAAACCCAAATCAAATTTCTTTTAATTTTGAATACGGAAACTTTTTAAACAAACAAACTATAGTTGCTCATGTAATAGAAAAACTCAAAAACATACTCAAAAACAAAACATTTGTATCCGAACTTGAATCAAAGGAGTTTTCTAAAAAAACATCTGACTATTCAATGTATATAAACAAAGCAAAAAAGTCATTTTCTTTAACCGAGTTACAAATCTTAAAAGAATTAGACTCTATATATACAAATTTAAGAGATGTATATACAAACTATCTATATGGAAGTTACAATGAAGTCTTTTCACAAGACAGATTTTACACAGATTATATAAATTTAGTTGATTACACCCTGAACACTTTTTCAAGATTCGTTCAGGAAAATAATTCTGACTTAAAATTGTTCTACAAATATATGATGATACAGATGTTTGATGAAGACGAAGTTTCGGGTGTATTTAAAAAACGATTTGACACATATCTTTTAAACGGAATGAACTTTGGTAATGGATTATTTGTCCCATTTTTGAAATACACAAGTTATGTAGACGAATCGTTATCAACCGACTCAAACGATGTTTTATTAATAAAACTACTAACACCGTTAGACGAATCAATCACGGAAGATGTAAATTTCTATATATCACAAAATCCGTATTCAGATGACATAGTAAAAAGCATTATACTTAGGTCGGTCGTTGAGAAAAACTCCACAACCTTTAAGTTGAGGGGTCCCGATATATCAACAAAGTTGACCTCAAATGCAACCAAGAAGTTTTCACTTAGTGATGAAGAAGAATCTCAATTAATAGAGGACGATGTACAGAGTGCAGAAAACCATTTTAAGACAACCAACACGGAAGTAGAAAATCTCAACATAGATTATTCTGACTTTAAAAATTTTGTTAAGTTTTCTTCTGCTCGTTCACGATTGGATAATTTTGTTTTAAAACTCACGAATATATCAAAACTTAAATTCAAGATTCAAGAAACAATTAGAAAAATAAATAAACTAAATAGTGATGTATCAAGTGGTTTTTTGACACCAAACGAAGCGACTAGATCAATTGAGGTATTAAAAAACGAAGATATCAGAAAGTACAATGAAGGAATTGTTGAAATCTTTAAAACATTTACTCCATACGATAAATTTCTATACTATGATAGTGATAACAATGCATGGCCACGTGAAACATCCTTTAATATAAACGGATTTACTGGAGCAGTTGATGGTGCGAATGGTTTGTACAAACTACACGCATCTAGAAAATACGACCTTGATAAAGTTTTTCTAAATGAAAATAACTATTCCTGGAAGATAATATGGGACTATTCAGTTTCAAGGTGGAAGTTGTTTCAAGAGGATACTGATATATTCATTTACTCGGGAACTGCCAATTTAAACTCAGGATTCTCGGCAAATGAGAATAACAATTCTGGATTTGCAAATCAGTCATCACTGTTTAAACTCAACTTACTTGAGGGGGAGTATACAGACGGAACTGCAATTTTTCCACCTGAGCTAATTCCCACTCAGATAATTGACTTTCAGAAAAGTGATGGATTTGCTTGGTATAAAAGTAAAGCAAAGGAGGCAGATTTGCATGATAAATACAATGATGAATCACTTTACAATAGTTTACCTGAATTTTTGGTAAGAACAAATGAAAACGAAGAGTTTACTTTGTTTCTTGGAATGATAGGAGAGCAGTTTGATATTCTTCATGTATACACAGAAAACATGACAGAAATGGCAAATGCCAGAAACTCAATGAAAAAAGGAATTCCAAATCAACTAGTTTGGTTTGTAATGAATTCATTCGGAGTTAGGCTTTCAGGAAGAACGTCAGATCAACTTACAATTGGCAAGCAGTTTGAAGAAAACAGAGATATAGTTTGGCGCAGAGTTTTAAACAACTTACCCTATATTCTAAAAACATCAGGTACTGAAACCTCAATCCGTGCGTTGTTTAAGTGTTATGGAATTCCTGATCATTTATTTAAAATACGTGAATATGGAGGAATAAATTACAACACAGATTTGGACGAATCGGATGCTAATTTTAAAATAGATACACTTGATTATGCATTACAGATAAACTCAGCAGATCAATATTTGGATATTCCAGTAAACTTTGAAATTATTGACACAAACGAAACTTCGGTTGAGTTGAAACTTAGTGTAGGTAGGGAGTTTTTTGAAAACACCAACGATACAATAACATTTGAAAACACTAACAGTGCAACCCTACCCGCAAACATAGGCACGGTGGTTGGAATTGAAAAGTTGATTAATTCAGATGCTGACTACATTATTGGTTCTAGTAAACCTAGATTTTATACAAAAGGAAAAAACCAAGATTCATTTATTCCTGAATTGTGGAAAAACGAAAACTCGGTTATTGCGATATCTTGGAAAAATTTTCGTGAGGGTGTTTCGTTTTCTTACCCTAAAGTAAACGCGGGTACAGAACCTTCATTTGTAACCATATACTCAGACCGAGGAAAATTAGAAGACGGAACGTACGATCCACTGTATACTCTAGCAGAAATCGGTGGCCATGACACACTTAACGGAGAGGTGGTGCGATTGTCATTCAGTTTCTCACAAGACTCTGGTGCCAACAATGGTGAATTTAGAAATGACCAACACAATCTTGATTTTAGATTTGAAGGAAGTGTTGCTGGAAACCATTACACAATAAGTGAATTAAAGCAAAACGGATATCTCAATAACAGTGGTTACTATTCTATTTTACAATCAAATAAAAATTGGGAATTCGGAATTCACCGAGATAACACATTCAAAGAAGATTATGGAAAGTTTTATTTAAATTTTTATAATACCGATGGTATTCTTGTGTGTCCGAGTAAACTTTCTAATCCAATATACTTTGATGATAATGTTGAGTATGATATATTAATAACCAGCAAACAATCGGATACCAACACAGATTCTGTTATATCCATGTATGTAAAACGAATGTATGACTCATCTGAAGTATTTTCAAGTCAAGAAGATTTAATAGTAACTAAGTACACCGCAAACAATATCATACAAACAAAAAATTTATATTTTGGAAACTATAATCAACAAACAAACTTCAGAGGAACACTTGATAAACTTAGAATTTACACAACTGCTATAACAGAAAAACGATTTATTGGTCACATAAACAATAATCAAGGCTATGACATTGATAACTATATTGAACTAGAAAGTGTGTTGCTTACTAAAATAAACTTTGATCATCCATATTCACTTATATCTGAACAAACTCCTACGACAACACCTGAGCAAACTCCTACACCAACACCTGAGCAAACTCCTATACCAACACCGACATTGGGTGTGGATGGCGGTACTATAAAAAACTATGCACTTTCACCACATAAACAAGACGTAATTGCACATAACTTTACTAATACCACATATCCGTACCACTTCGTGGGAAAAAACAGAAGTGAACTTAGTAATCTTCCTGC